CTATCGCGGCAGCGCGATACCCGTGGTAACGGACTGCCACGGCGCTTCGTGGCCACCCAGGTAATGCTCGGTCATCGATGCGTTGCCGTGCCCCATCAGCGCTTGAATCTGTTCCGTGGTCCAGCCCGCATCGCGCAGCAGCGCGCCACCCAGGCTGCGGATCTCATGGAAAGTTGGCGGCGCTTCGCCGCCCACGCCGGCAGCATCGCGCGCCTTTGCGAACGCACGCGACAGCTGCTCGGGCAACACCTGCGTGTGGTGCGCTCGGTCCTTTGCGCGCTTGTCGCTGGGCCTGGCTTTCTCCGGCAGCCGGTGGATAACGAACGGCGAAACCACGTCATCGCGGCACCGGGCCAGCAGGTCGAGCAGGGGCCCGGCCACGGCGATCTGTAGCCGAACGTTCGTCGAGCCCTCGGTTTTCGAAGGCACCACCCACAGGTGGCCGTCGCGCACGTCGGCGAACTTCACCGTCACCACGTCCTCGCGGCGCAGCAGCGTCACCAACGACAGGTCCATCGCGTTGCGCAGCCACGGCGCGGCCTGGTCCCATATGGCCCGGTACACGTCCAAGGTCAGGCGCACGCGCTTCCGCTCGTGCTGGAACCGGCGAGTCGCCAGCGCGGGGTTGGTATCTATCCAGCCTTCCTCCACGGCGCAGGCCAGGATCCAGCCCAGCACCAGCCGGAACTGCTGCCGCGCACGGTCGGATTCGGTCACCTCGCGGATAAAGGTGGCGCACACCTTCACCGTCACCTCGGCTACCGGCTTCGAGCCCAGCCCGGCCTCGATGCGGCGGATCACGCTTTCGTAGACCTCGGCCGTCTTCGGCGCCCACTTCCTGCCGGGCACGTCATCGCGGCGGAACACAACGATCGCATCGGCAACCGTCTCGCCGGGCGTCAGCACCTTCGATACCAGGTCGTTGCTGGGCATCAGCATGGCGTTGAGCTTCTTGGCCGCGGCGAAGGCCTTGGCCTTGTCCTTGCCCATCGAATGCTCTTTGCGCGTGATCGGGTGCCGGTACTTGAAACCGTCCCGGTGGGCATACAGGTTCTGCGGCCAGTCACGGCGGCCGGGCTTGCGGACACGTCCCATCATGGCAGGTTACGCCGCACCGGCCAGGACGCGCGCGATCAGGTCGTCGCCGCCGGCCAGCCACTCGTGTTCGTCGATGTACCAGGCGCCGCCGACCTTGCGGCCGGGCAGCTTGCCCTCGCGCATCAGCCGCTGCAGTACCTGCATGGACGGGCGGCTGCCTTCCTCGAAGTAGCGGTCCAGCCATCGCTCGGGGGTCATCAGTTGCATGCTGGTCTCCTTCAGTTCGTGGCCAGCGCAGCGCGCAGCTGCTCGGTGGCCTGGGTTGCTGCATCGCGCAGGCGCTGGATTTCCTCCGCCTGCTCGATGATTCGGTTCGCCGCGACCACCAGCTGCTCGCGCAGCACGTCCTTGGCCGGCTGCTTCATGCGGCGCGGTTCGCGGGGGAAAAGCTGGGCGGTCACGCAGCACCTCGCTCGCATAGCCCCAGGTCGGAATTGCAGCCGCCGCCGGCCTGCTCCTGAAAGAACAGGTCGAACTGCCGGCCGCCGCGACTCGTGCGGCTCCACTCCACCAGGGTGTCGATCCGCGAATAGGTGCCAGGCCGATCCACGTCGGTAGGATCGGTCACGGCGGGGAAGAACGTCGCGCTGCCTCGCTTGTTCGCAGCGGCTACCAGTGCCTCCCAGCTCCGAATCCGGTCAATGTGATCGGGGAACAGGTCGGCGATGTTGCGCAGCTCTGATTTCCGACAGTTGATGCATGGCATGCAACCGACTCGACCCATGCCGAGGGCATAGAGCGGGTTGGGGGCAATGCCATGTCGGCGGTGCTGGTCCCACACCTGTTCGACAGTCCAATCGAAGATCGGCCGCCACACGTGGCACCCGGACTCATGCCGGTTGAAGCGCGGCTGCTTGGCCCGGTTGGCGGATTCCTCGGCCCGGATGCCGAGCCATTGCAGTACCGGTCCAGCCTTCAGCATCGGCCCGACCACCTGGGTTGTGATGGGGATGGTCTTCAGTTCCTCAGTGCAGAACTGCGCCATGCGCGAGGGAAAGCGCCCCTTGCTGATGCACAAGTCGAGGAACGGGTTGCCCGTCGGCTCATGCAGCGCAGCGGCCTGGCGCACGACTTCATCGGGGATGCCCTGGCCTGGCCACTTCTGCAGGATGTATTCGCGGTGCTGCGCGAGCTGCCGGCTGAAGTCTGCGCGGACAGTTTCGACCTCGGGGCCGCCGGTCTTGTGCGCCAGCTCCGCCACGTAGTCGTAGACGCGCTGATCCTCGTTGCCCGTATCAGCGAACACGGCACGGAATGGCCGGCCCAGCTCGATTGCGCGCAGGTTGACCGCGGTGCTGTCCTTGCCGCCGGAGACGTTGACCAGGTGTTGGATCTGCATCAGGCCACCGCCTTTCGCCAGCACCAGCGCAGCCCATTGCGCGCGGCGCGGCATGCGCGGCTGATCGCCCACAGGGTGGCGATGCCGGCCAGGAACCCGGCCAGGGCGAACACGTGGACCATTGCAGCGGTGAGCAGCTGGTCAGCCATTGCCGTCTGCCTTGCTGTCGATCAGGGCCATCAGATGGTCGTGGTTCTTCTTGCTCTCTTCCAGCTTCTCTGCCGATACGAATCCGCATCGGTGCATCCACTCGGTCATGGAATACTGGGATTTGACCGTGCCACGGAAGCGTTCCAGGTCCAGCGCCTGCGCGGGCGGGGCTTCCCAGTGGCCGGCATCTTCTTGCACCCAGGTCCACCCAGCAGCTACAAGCACGGCGGTGGCTGCGGCATCCCTACGCGCATCACCGGCCGTGTCCATCGCAGTCCTGATCGACCGCTTGGCGGGGAACGCGGGGTGATCCGCCGCGCATTCCTTCCAGCGAGCGCCGGGATCGACGCCCAGGTGCGCCCACAGCGACGCCAGCGTGGCCGATGGCTTGCGGCCGCCATCCGGGTAGATGCAAACCTCGGCGCTTCCGCCCTTCCTGTGCCGGCGAACATGGTGCACCTCGCGAATCCAGCGCGTGTTCCCGTTGACGTTGCTGGTCACGGTGAAGGTCGCATCGCCGACCATGACGCGGTGCTTCCGGCTTCGCTGCGGCGGGTAATCGGGATAGTCGCTCTTGCTCACTGGCCACCTTCCTTTGCCGCGCGAGCAGCGAGATAGTCGCCCAGCACAGTGCCGTTCTGATCTTCGGACAGCACATTGGCGGAGCGCGGAGAGATGCCGACGCTGTCGTCGCCCTCATCGTGTGCGCCCTGGAAGCGAAGCAACGGCTTCTCATGCCATTCGTCCGGAAGCAGATGATCCAGAACGCCCTCACCGAGGCTGGTGCTCAGCTCTCGAACTTCGTGGAACTCATGTAGACGGCCGTTGTCCCAGGCGATGCCTGCGCAGGTCGGGCAGATGACTTCTGCGTGCCTGCGGTCACAGTTGGCGCAGTCATGCTCCACCGGCTCCCCCACCGGCTGGCGGGTGCGAAGCCAGTGCTCCAGCAGGATCGCAACGGAGTCATGCACCGAAGCGGGCAGCGCCCCATCCGGGTTGATGCCCTCCCGCTGCACATGGGGTTCGATCATTTCGGCCAAAGTCCAGTACGTGTCGGCGGCGACGTTCTCTTCCGACTCCACCGGCTGGCGGGCGGCGACTTCGCGCAGCGCTTCAACCCGATCATGCAGAGACTCGGGTAGGTCGACCACTACCGGCTGGCGGGCGGAGAGGGCGGCGCGCAGTCGGCGTATCTCAGCTAGGCAATCAGCTAGAACCAAGTCAGGATCAGTTTCGTCCGCAGGAACTCTCATGGGAGCGTTGCCCGATGTGATACGCTCGATGGCTGCGGTGATTCTTTGTTCGATGTCGATCACAACTTCTTCCTCCATCGCATGCAATGGTTGCAGAAGACCTTCCCGCCACCGCAGTGGCGACAGGCTGGCTCCTCGAAATAGAACTCAGTGCAGTCACCGCAGAAGCGCGTCCAACACCAAATCAGCCAGTACCAAGTGCCCTCCACGCATCGGGGAAGCCACAGGAACCGCCGTGTGTAATCCGGTCGCGATCTATCCCATTTCATGCCATGCGCCTCCGTTCGAGGTCGGCTTCATAGGCGGCAGCGGCAGCCTTTTCGATCTGATCTGCGAACAACAGCGAGTCGTCAAGCGCTCCGCACCACGCCGCCTTGTGTGGCGAATCAGCGAACGCTTGGAGGTTCTTCACGATGGCTGCGGCCAGCCCACGGATTTCCAGCCATTGCCTGCGAGCATCCCCCTGACCACCCGGGGATGGCTGGGCGGAGAGGGCCTCAGCTGCCGCGAGGGCGCGCGACAGCCAGCGGATGCGGTCCTTGGCGGCGGTCAGGTAGGCGATCGCCGGGGTGGCGCCGCCGACGAGCTCGGCCATGGTCTGCCGCTCGTTGCCGTGCATGAACACAGCATTCGCCAGCTCGTCGTCGGTCAGGTCGCCCATGGCCAGCGCAGCGCGCTCGCAGTCGTAGCGGCTGCCATGCGGGTCCGGCTCACCAGATGCTGCCCAGCGGGAGCCGGGTGTGCCCAACTTCACGCATCCGCCGTGCTTCGCGGTCGCGAGGGTCTTGTCGTTGCTCATGCTGATTCTCCTTTGACGCGGGCGAGGGCGGCGTGGAATGCGGCCCACCGTTCGTTGGTGGCGTCTCGCTTCAAGTGGTCGCAAGACTCGATCATCTCGGCCAATGCGGCATGGGCTTCTTCAAGCGGTATCGCCCGGTGGGTGTAGCCGTCTTCTCGCATGAAATCGGCGGACTCCATGATCACCGCCAGCACATCAACAGCCAGGGTCTTGTTGTCGGTGGTCATGCAACCTCCTGCAGTTGGGAGGCCTGTTCGGCCTCGATCAGGGCATAGCCGATGGCGTCGACCTTCTCGCGCAGTTCGCGGCGGTGAATCAGCAGCGCCTGAGCGATCGCCGAACGTTCGGTTTCGATTGGGAACAGGTGCAGACCGGCATGCAGCCGGCCGGTGAGGTCGCGGCGGAAGAGTCGCCATTCCACGCCGGGGATGAGGGCATGCGGGCTGGTCGGGAAACGGCCCCAGGAGAATCCGCCCGTGCGCTTCGGTGCGCGGCGGTCGTAGTGGTGGTGGGTCATCAGTAGGTGTCCCGTGCGTTTTCCAGGGCGGTCTGCACGTCCGCCGACAGTTGCTGGTCGGCCACGCTGGCGAACAGAACGTCGTAGTTCCAGGTCGTGTCGCGGAACACGCGCCCGTCGTCGAAGTCGCGCAGACAATCCAGCACGTCGTTGGCAATGGCCTTGTCCTCGTCGGTTTCGACGGAGAACCGGTCGAGCGCATGGCGCACACGGTAGGGGCCTTCGCTCCAATCGCCGCGCGTCTGTTGCATCGCCACGGCCAAGTCGAGGCGCTTATCACGGCCGCGCAAGGCTTCCAAGACGTCCACCCATGAGGCATCGATGGGGAGGTCGTACCTGAGCAGCATCGCGGCCAGAGCCATATCGGCCTTGCGCTGCTCGATCAGCCGGTTGTGCTCCCTTTCCTTGTGGCGGTCAGCCTGCTCCTTCTGCTTCGCTGCGTCCGCTTCGAACCGGCGGTAGTCGGCCAGCAAACGCTCGTATGTTGCTTGGGCATGGTCCCACCCGTCGCTCGTCTTCACCTCCCGGCGCAGATCGGTCAGGTAGCCGGCGTCGTGCGTGATCGACTTCGGGTAACGGGATCGAGAGCGCAAATCGCGTTCGCTGAAGCGCGACGGCATTCCGATCTCGGCCATCAGCGCTGTTACCCGTTCGATGATTTCCTGGTTGGCCGCCATTGCGGGTAGGTTCGCTTCATGGGTTGCCTTGTCCTCCGCGTAGGCCTGTTCCAACTTCTGCAGGGCAATGGCAGCTGTACGGGTCGGGCAGGCGCTGCCGTAGCTGGTCGACGGCGCGTAATACTTGGGGTCCGTCTTACAGCTGGTCACCTTGTTGCACGGGGCAATCTGCTGGATCTTCATGCGTGGCTCCGAAGCGGCACGCGGCGCACTGGCCCGTGCCACAGGTTGGTGAGGTTGTTCAGGCGCACCTGCAGCGGATCGCGGCGCAGGGGGCGCAGCGGGTCGTGCAGACGGCGCTCGGTGTTCCGGCAGGGCGCGCACGCGGCGGTGGCCTTGCCGTTGATCAGCGGGAAGAGCCGCAGCGGCAGCCGGGCCGCGCACTTCGTGCAGGTCTTCATGGCTGCTCCAGGCGCGACTTGCTGAGGTTCTCCCAGGTGAGCGGGTAGGGGCCGCGCTTCACCCGGCTGTCGGCGGTGGTAAGTGACACGCCCAGCTGCTCGGCGATCTGGCGCATGGTGTAGCTCTTGCCCTCGACCACTCGGGCGAAGAGCGCCGCCTTGGCCTTGCCACCACGGATCGTTCCCCGGTGCGGGTAGACGTAGTTCAGGCCCTTCATGCGGCCTCCTGGTGGTCGTCAGCGCGCAGGCTCTGCTCGAACCCGACCACCATTTGCCGGAATGGCTCCAGGTCGGCGCGCAGCTTGGCGATGAACGCCTCGTCGCGGTCGAAGCGGCGCCACCACAGCTGCTTGCCCACGGCGGCAAGCGCAGGGCAGTACAGGCCGATGTGCCACCACTGCCGGTCGGTCAGCCACATGCAGCCCTGGGCCTGTTCGAACACCTCGCTCGCATCGTTGTCGATGTGGAAGGCGCGCAGCTTCTCCGGGTTGATGAAGCACTTGTATTCGCTGCCGCCGTCCTCGCCGATGAAGCCGTCGGCCGAGCAGCCGTAGTCGCCGCAGTCGCTCAGCACGAACCCGGCGCGCTTCACCAGCAGGCCGGACTGCACCTCATGCTCGGCGCGGGCCTCCGGTTCCAGCTCGTGCCCGCGACGCATGGCGAAAGTCTCGAATCCCTCGTCCAACGGCTCGCCGCTGATGCGCTCGATGGCCAGGCGGAAGGCGTAGTTCTTGGATGCCTCGCTGAAATCGCCGATGGGCTCGCCGGCGATGGCCTTCTCGATGATGGCCGAGCGCGGCACCGCCTTGTAGCCGGCGCGCTCCATGGCGGTCTTCTCGGCCAGGCCGGACAGCACCGCGTCCACATAGGTGCGCTGCTGGTCGGTCAGCTCGCCCACGCGCGAACGCGCGGTGGCGAACATGCTGGCCGTGATGATGCCGGCGCGGGCGCGGTGCCACGCCTCGCTGCCCTGGTCGCAACCGATGACGATCACAGCGGCACCTCTTCATCGGCTGCGGTCTGCTGGTCGCCTTCTTCGACTACGGTGGCGCTGGCGCGTTCGGCGATGCCCTTCAGCGTTTCGTGGCCCGCGCTGCCGATCAGCTGTCGCTGCTCCTTGGTCAGGCGGCCCCAGGCGCCCTCGTATTCCTCCATTCCGCAGTCGGCGAAATCCTTCAGGCTGGCGTACAGCGCCTGGCGCTCCGGGGTGTCTTGCGGCTCGGCCTGCTGCTGGCGGGTGATGGCGCCAGCGGTGGAGGGGCGGCGATCAGCGCGCACGGATTCGGCATCGATGATGTCCTTGCCTTCCATTTCCTCGGCGGTTGGCTGGGAGCCGACCGCTTCCGGGAACGCCTTGCGCAGCGCCTGGGCCTCGGCACACTTCGCGAGCTGGCCGAAGGCGCGCTTCTCCCACATGGCGTTGGGACTGCCATCGCTCTTCGACGCGTAGTTCTCCAGCCAGTATTCCTTGGCGGAGAACTCCACCACCTGGTTACCGAGCAACTTGCGGACCGTGACGCGACACCACTCCGGATAGTGGAGCTGGAACGGCTGCTGCGTCTTCTGCCTGCGGCCATTTGGGCCGTTGGACCAGACGTCACGCACGGATTCCATGGTGCAGGTCGGTCCGAACTCGGGTTCGCTGCAGCCAGCGTACTGGCCGGTGCGGGATGCGTTGATGCGGTACAGGCCGATGCCGGGCATGACCACGTCGCGCATGCCGTTGACGGCGCTTCCGTCGGGGTTCTCGCCGATCTTCACCTTCATCGGCACGATGTGCACCGGCTTGGTCATCGGGTCGAGCCCGGCCGCCTGGCAGTAGCTCAGCACCATGTCGATGGACGCATCACTGGCGCCCGGGTACAGGCTCGACTTCAACGCGCCGCGGATGGCTTCGGCCTGCTCGCTGGTCATCAGGGCGCCGGCAGCGGCGCGGGTGGTCATCTGGTTCATGGGTGCCTCAGTAGCGGATGGCCACGGCCGGGACCTTGCCCTGCACGATGGCGGTGATGACGGCGGCGGCGATTTCGTCTTCGATGCCTAGGGCGACCAGGGCGGCGACGGCGGCGCGGTTGATCGAGCGGCGGTGTTCGATGTCGGCGGCGCGTGCTTCGTCCTCACGGCGCTGCGCATCGGCCTTGGCCTGGCGTTCGCGCTCGGCGCAGTCGGCCTCTTCTTTGGCGCGGCGCTCCGCAGCAGCGACGGCCTCGGCCTTTTCGCGTTCGGCACGCGCTGCTGCGTCCTTGGCGCGCTGCTCGGCTTCGGCTGCCTCACGGGCTGCGCGCTCGGTGGCTGCGCGCGCCTCACGTTCGGCACGCTCCACGGCAGCAGCTGCCTCGCGCTTCGCTTTCTCTGCGGCCTCAGCCTGCAGGCGGGCCTCGCGCTCGACGCGCTCACGCTCGGCCTGCTCGGCGGCAACGCGCTGGCGCTCGGCTTCTTCAGCAGCACGCACGGCTTCCTCGCGGGCGCGGATCTCTTCTTCCTTCCGGGCAAGCTCGGCCAGGCGTGCCTCTTCTGCAGCCGCGCGGGCGCGTTCCTCTGCCGCCACACGTTCGCGTTCGATTCGCTCCTGTTCCGCCTCCCAATCGGTCAGCGGCTTGCGCACCTCGTCGCGCAGCGCGTCCAGGGTGTCGCGGGCCTTCTTGCGAGCCGAGTCGATGTCGCCGGTCTGCTTCTTCAGGTCGGCCACCAGCGCCTTGCCAGCGTCATCGATGGCAGTCTTGGAGCGCGAGACCTTGTAGGCGATCGAGGCGATTTCCTTGCGGCCGGTTAGCGTCTTGACGTTCGGCACCAACGTGACGGCCTCGGCGCGGATGCGGGCCAGCAGGTCGTCCAGTCCGCCGCCGGTGAAGACCTCGACGGCGTTGACGGATTCGAGTGGGATCAGGGCTTCGGACAT